ATGAGGCGATCTACATCTCAATCACCTATCGCAAAGGCTAATCAATTTACCCTGGTCGGATGACTAGGACAGAAAACCAATGAGCATTACCAAACAAACTGCAGTCGACAAAATCGAAGTGGTCGGCTGGAACATCCAGGTCCGCGAAGCAACGATGATCGTCGAGAATGGCGTGTCACTTGCCAAATCATACAGCAGGTATGTCCTGACTCCTGATAGTGATTTGACCGACCAACCCCAACGTGTCGCAGACGTGGCGAACAGCGCTTGGGACACAGACACTCGCGCTGCCTTCGAGGCTCACAAGGCTAAGCAAGCTGCAGCCGAAGAACCGGCACCCGTTGAAGAACCAGCACCCGCTGAATAATCATGTCCAACTACAGCAGTCAGTGGCCACAGGTGAGGCCCGTGTTTATGCAAGACTACGGGAACTCGCCCCGCATCGATCCTCGTGCAACTTTCAGTCGCTCAGACACAGCCTCTAGCGGTGACTGGAACGCGTCTACGAACTCACCTGGCCTGACTGATGGCTCTGGCACCGCTAACCAGTATTACCGTGTCTCTGTCGGCGGCACTCAAGACTTAGGCAGTGGCAGCATTACCTACGCAGTCGGTGACTACGTGAAATACAGCGGTTCAGTTTGGTTCAAGACGACTCAGCCGATTGGAGTCACTTACTGGAGCAATGAGAAACACCTAAGCAGCGAGAATTTGCTGCTCCAATCAGAGGACTTCACAACTTCGTGGGGCTTGTCAGAGGCTAGTGGTGCCGCCGGTGCAACTGCACCAGACGGGGGGACGGATGCATACACAATCACCTGTTACACTGCTTCCAGTAAGTCGCCCAGAGTGAATCAAAGTCTGAGCGGCAAGCTGTCTGCCAACACTCAATACACAATGGTGGGACATGTTAAGGCTGGCACAGCTACCCACGGCTACATCAGCTTTCGCGGAACCAACGTAAACAACTATGCGTATGCACAGATTGAGTTTGCCTCACCCGGCAGTGTTAGCACTGGAGGAGCTGGGTTTTCAGGAATTTCTGGCACCGTGACCGCGCTGGGTTCGAGTTGGTATAAACTGACCCTGACGGCAACTACTGGAAGTGATGTTTCCGGCGCATTTGCGTTTTTGGGGCCAAATGATGGCACTGCATTTGGCATTAGCGGCTACCCAACGTGGGACACGGCTGCTGAAACCATCGAAGTTTGGGGCGCACAGATTTCATCGACCAACACTAAAACCTACGACTCGCCAACCACAACCCAGATAGCGAGGAGCTATGCCCCGTCACTCAAATACGTGACACCAGCGACTGGCGGTATGGCTCGCTTTGAATACGACCCAGCAACTGACGGTCAGTCTATGGGGGTGCTGATTGAAAGTCAGGCAACCAACTTGGTGACCTACAGCTCTGACATCACTCAATCATTTTTCACCGGGTTCCGTTCAACCCAAGAATCGAATGTGGCAGTTGCGCCCGACGGAACGCTCACCGCAGATTTGCTGCGCGAAGACTCGTCATCTGGCAACTCGCACGGTGTGTTTTTTGAATACGCCTCCGGTGGAACAACCGCTCAGACAATTAGCGTTTATGCAAAAGCTGCCGGACGTAACCACCTGTCGTTCAGGTTCGACACAACTAACGGTGTGTTCGGTAGCGATTTCGTCTGGTTTAATTTAAGCACGGGTGCGGTTGGCACTACTGACAGCGACATCACTGCGTCTATTGAAAGCTGCGGTAACGGTTGGTATCGATGCATTTCAACCCGCACTGCGTTGGCATCTGCAAACGGTCGCATTGTTCTTTATCTCGCGGACGCGGACAACTCGACTAGCTACGATGGAGATAGCTACAGCGGGGTGCTGCTATGGGGCATTCAGGCTGAGGCCAATGCCAGTCATGCGAGCAGTCTGGTGTCAACTTCTGGGGCCTCCGCAACGAGAGCTGCTGATTCATTATCAGTTACCACGGCAGACATTCCCGGTTTTTCCGAGGGTGTCGGAACCGTGGTTTACGAAACTGGAGGCGTGGCGAGCGCAACGGAAACCAATCAACTAGCGTTTGGGCTACGAGCTGACGGAGCCAATTTCTTTACGGCTGGCGTCAATAACGGAGGTGTTACAGATGCGTCGGTTAGGGTTTACTCCAAAACGTCCGATGGAGACCAAGCGTTTCTAAACCCCGGCACTGCTGCGGTCGGCACAGGCTACAAGCTAGCGTGTCGATATGAGCTGGACAACATAGCTGCCTCGATGAACGGAGGAACGGTCGTCAGCGATACAAGCTGCAAAGTTCCAGTTGGCATTGACACTTTGTGGGTGGGTGAGCTGGACGGCAACTACCACCTCAACTCAAACATCAAGCGCATTGCGCTCTACAACGAGGCCCTGTCTGACACTAACCTCCAAGCCCTGACCTCATAACAACAGACACTCAATCATATGTTCACAGACTACTACCTGAAATTCGCCGACAAAGCCGAGGCTGACTCGGTGCTTTACACGGAGGTGCCAATCGCTTGGGACAACAGCGACCCGGAGAGCCCGACCGTCACTGAAACCGAGCAGCGGAAAAACTACATAAACACGGATGTGTTACCTCTAGTGGTTGATGTGCCGGGGCAATACGATGAGAACGGGCAGGAAACTGTGCCGCCTCAATACGCATTAGGCTATCACGTGAATGTGCGTTGCCTCGACTCAGAGGACGGTGAGGCGCTGGAGGCTTACAAAGTCGATCCAACACCAGTAACACCTGCGAGGGTGTGGGCCTAATGGCTAAGTCACCCAAAGCATCCATGAAGTGCGGCCAGGTCAAACGCTCCACGCGTCCTGGCAAGAAAATCATGAAGCTGTATTGCATGCCTGGCGGTAAGACCAAGCTGGTGCATGCAGGAGCCAAAGGCTACGGCAACAACTACAGCGATGCCGCTCGCAAGTCTTTCAAAGCACGTCACAAGTGCTCAACCGCCAAGCCAGGCACAGCACGTCATCTCGCATGCACTGAGCTATGGAAGTCTGGTGGACGCAAAACCAGCAACCCCAAATCCCGCAGAGGAAAATACTGATATGCCCAAAGTTGGAAACAAACACTACGCCTACACCAAAGCAGGCATGGCCAAAGCCAAGAAAGCAGCGAAGAAGTCCGGCAAGAAGCTGGTCAAGAAACGCAAGCGATGACCAACAAACCAACCAATCCAAAGTTGTGGGCTTCGAAGAAAGCGCAGGCAAAGCGCAAATTCAAAGTCTACCCATCCAAATACGCGAACCAGTGGGCAGCGAAACAATACAAGGCTGCAGGGGGCAAGTGGCGTAGTGGCAAATGAACTGACTGATGCTTTCCGCTGCGTATCCATCGGGGCTATCGGGTTTGGTGTCACTTTCGCAGACGGACTGGAGGACTGGGCACGGCTCATTATTGCGATGGCAACCGCTGTCTACATGTGCGGGAAAGCTGTCGGTGTCTGGAGATCAATTTTTAAGAACGATGAGAAAGAAACTGATTGAAGCATTGTTTCTGTGTTCAGCGCTGTATTTCCTCAGCGGCTGCGCACAGCTAGGCAACACACTGTATGACCCGGTTGTATCAACGACCGAGGTCGACACACCTGAAGGACCGCAGCAGTTGGTCAGCACCAACGGATGGGTTCTAAACCCAAGCATTGCTGAAGGCATCCAAGCAGTGGGCACCATAGCGCCGTTTCCATGGTCTAGCTTGGCCGCTAACGCGCTCATAGGTGCTCTGGCTGTGTTTGGTCACATACGGTCTAAGAAGTGGCGTGCAGCCACGATTTCAGCCGTAGGAGCGGCGCAGGAGTTCAAAGAACAACTCAGCCGTCTTGATCAGGCAGCAGCTGCTGAAGCAAAAGCCAAAGTCAAGACAGCTCAGAAAATCAAAGGCACTCAGCCACTGATTCAGCAAGCACTGGCAGCAATTGATCGGTGAGGGAACACCGCGACTACAGCAAGAACGACAATCCACCACTGACGGACGGAGACACCGGTTTCGTTGGAGTGGACATGCGGACAGCTCCGCACTTGTTACCTGCTGGCTACGTCGCGGACGCACGCAATGCTCGATTCCGATTCGGTGTTGCTGAACCTCGGAAAGGCGTAATGCCTGTCAGTTGGGGTGAGGCTTACTTCGAGTTTCCGATTGATTGGAACGACGGTGACATCAACTGGAATCGCCAGGCAGACAACAAGTTCTTCGATGTCTTTGGCGCAGGGGTTTGGAATGACCCTGATGGCAACGACTGGATCCTGCTAGCAGCCAGTAGCGACAATTCCACAGTCCAAATCTACCGAATGCGGCAAGGCAACCACGCTGTCAGGGTGCCGGTTTCTGTCACGCTGAGTGTTCCCACAAGAACCAACTACCAAGACATCAATTCGGAGAGTTTGTTCTGGTTCACCCA